TCCAAGCGGAGCGAAGTTGTCTTGACTTGCAGCGTTCCCGGCCCGCGTTCATCGTCGATCTGGATTGCGTCGGGCGTACAGCGAAGCCAGTCATAGGCCGGGCTAACCACCGTGTTAAGTTGGTTCCACGGCTCGACCTTGCGGCCCGTCCGTTCGCCAAACTTGCGAATGATAATCGGTTCCAGTTCCACGCCCCATTCCGCCGCCTCGCTGTCGATTTCTTCGCGGTTGCCGCTGATCTTCTCGGACCATAAGGCAAACGTGCTTTGGTAAGGCGATTGGCCGATTGCTGCCGCGATCTCGCTGGCCCCGATGCCGGTTGACCGTGCGGCTAACCATGCTTCGCGGGATTCGTGTTCGACGATCTTCGGTTGTGTGATTTCAACGATGCTCATAGCTGCCCCCGAATCGCCGCATCCACCTCATCAAACCGCGTCCGCAGAATCCACTCCGCCCGGCTAAGCCACATCTGGGCATCGTCCGCCCTAGGTGTCCGCGTCATCATGCTCGCATCGCCAAATCCATTAGGCCCGTCGATGATCCGTTCCACCCGCAACACTCTTGGCTTATGGTCGTACTGCCAGCACCAGGGTTGCCCCTCGACCGCTTGCTCGCGGACCATGCTGTAGCCAATTTCGACTTCGAGACCCTGATACCAGAGGCCGTCGTCGGACTCGAAAAGATAAGTGATCGTATCGAGCCGGGGCTTTCGCGGTGTCACTGGTAAGCCAGCGAACTGGAAACCGGCGCCATATGCCGGATAGTTTGGGGCGATGCTCATTGGTTCACTTCTGGGCTAGGTCCGAGTTTTGGGAAAGGAAAGCGTCTGCCTCATCAATCTCCGTCTTAACCTCCTCTGATGCGTGTTTGCCATAAACGCCTCCCCCCTGGCAGGAGGCACACTCATCTTCGCTGGCGTATTCCTTGAGTTTGTTGCGGAGCTGGGTCACAATCTCCACCGCCTCCACCAACTGCTCCCGCAAATACGCCACATTGTCGCGGAGTTCCTGTAGGGCCAGATCGTAGGCCGTGGGTTCGTTGCTTGGATCGTGATGGTGTTTCATTGGTCGTCCCCGTGACAAAGGCAAACGGCGAAAAAGAACGCTAGGGCTAGGAGGAGCTTGGTCATTGGGTTCTCGCTTTCAGCATGGCATCGGCAAACTCGTAGGCCAGTTCGCTTGATCCATTTCGGTTAGCGTCATCAGGCTCGATTCCGGGATGTGCCAGAATCCCCTGCAACGCCATGCCCGCGAACCAGTCGCGTAGCGTCATACCGTGTTCAGTGGAAAACTGCGAAACTGGAAACGCTGGCCCGCCATCGTCAATCTTTGGTTTGTTGCTCATGCTGATTGTCTCCCTTGTTTCACATCATCGCGGCTAATTTGAATCTCTCGCTTGGCATCGAATCCCAGGCGAACATTCCGCCCGTTGATTCCGACAATGCAAACGATGATCGTCTCGCCGCTCGGGGTTGTGATTGTTGTTTTTTGGTTCTGCTGTCGCGTGATTACCAACACTGGTACGTTCCTTGTAAAAAGTGGACCGAGGGCTTACCGGCGAAATGCTTTCAGCCCTGTCCGATCCATCGTGCTGTTGCTTCCGTTCATCAGCCGTCCACTGTCTGCGCGTCCTGGTTGCGCTCCTGCTACGCTCCGTCAAAAAACAAACTAAGAGATCGCCGGAACTGGCTTGTCAGCAAAGTATTTCAAAGTCGTCGATTCACCTTTACGCCATGCGTTCCAGGCGTGAATGCAGCGAGTGTAAACCTCAAGCTCCGATGCGGTGTCAGCCGTCCGATTTCTTCGTCCAACTGAACATTTCAAAAGAAACCGGGACAACACCCGCGTTGCATCATTTGGCTTTGGGTGCGAATCATCGCGGGTAAGTAGCCAGAAATCGGAAGCATCAGACTGCGACTTAAGCCAAGTACCGAACATGGCTGCCGCTACTGGCCCGCGCGCCAGCTTGTTCCGAACTTCTTTGCTAGTGCCAATTATGCGGCTCAAGAAACAAACAAAGTTTGGGTATTCAAGAAGCCGCTGCGCTCTCCTTTCCTGCGAATCGTTCGATGTACTCATGCTCTTTGCGGTGCTTTTGCAAGCTCGCAAATAATACGACATTCCAGTAGCCGATACATTGATGCAGCGTTCCGGCAACGCCTCCAGGTCTGGATGACTTGCAGCGTATGCGCGGTTAATGTCGGATGGAGTGCGGGCCGATTTTGCAACATCGAACGTCGAATATAGCTTCGCAACATCTTCCAGCGTATCGCACTCGTATTCCTCGACAATCGCCCAAAGGTCTTTTGGCGCTTCCCCATTCATCTCATTGAGGATCGACGATGTATGCTTGCCATTAACGCGATACAACTTCCCGGTTTGCTTGCAAAATGCGCTGGCGTAATTGCAATTGCGGAACCGACCCTCAAGGATTGCGCTACGCAGGAACTTGCGGTTAGCAATCCGCATCGGGCGGTCGTTTGGTGCTGGTTCCATTGTGGCAAACTTCGCGTGCAACGCATGATTGCATTTAACCGCTTGCGGCTTGCCGGTTTTCTTCCATGCCATGACTAGTTCCTCCAGGTTTTGTTCATTGCCTTGATGAGCGGAATGGAATCATTAAAGTGATTAACCACGGCACGCGACTTAGCGTTGTGGCCCATTCGCTCTGCTGCCATGCGGTCAACATCATTGATCAGTTTTTGCACTTTCTCAATGAGCAATTCCGCGTCCGTCTTGAACGTCCGTGTTTCTTTCGCTTCTGGCTCGTCGTCTTGACGGGCTTCGTATTTGTCTTTGTGTTCGCCCCGCAGGATGCTTTGCACCTTGGCAGCGTCGTCGTCACCCTCGACCAGTTCGGCATGAACCGGGATTGATTGCTTAATCGGGATCGTATCGGGCTTGTGCTTGGCGACAATTTCCTTAGCGACCTTGTGCGTGATTTCTTCGCCGTGGTCTGCACGGTGGATTGCTTCGGCTACGGCTTCGTCAGACACGGATGGGTTAGCCAAAAGATAAAGGGCCGATGTTCCAAAATTCAAAAATTTTGAATTATCAGAAAATCGCTGGCTAACATTCATAAAGTTGCAGGCGGTTGCGTGCGTCCACCCAAACTCCGCAACGATCCAGCTACCGAATTGTCCATGAGGCAGCTTCTCTTTGACATCAATCAGCAACTGCCCTATCGCAATAACCTGCTGTGCCGCCGTCTTGCAAAGCATCTTGATTTCCGCCGCAACCTCGCGGACTGCTTTCGCATCCTTGCCTAGTTGCGAATAGTCAAATGCAATTAACGTCTGTGCCATCTGCTGCGCTCCGTGCTGTTTGTAGTTCCTAGTTCTACTTCCGAAAATTCATAACAACGCTCTGCCCCGCCACTTTGATCTCCACCGTTGCCCGGCTCGGAGCCGACGCACATCCGGTCAGCACCAGCAACCCCAGGGCGAGAGCGGCCAGCGGCTTAATCATCATCCGCCGCTTGTCGTCTTTCGCGGAGCAATGCAAGCAAATCGGAAGCTGATAGCGGTCTGCCAATTCGCTGACTAACGCATGGCATCGGCAACACCGAACAGGCTTCGGCGGAATCCGCTTTCCGTTCCTCTTCACAATCGGGTTCACGATTTCGAGTTTGGCGATTTGTTTCCGTCGCTCTTTCCATGCTTCGAGAGTCTCCTTAGCTAACACCTCTTGCCGCTGTACCGCCGCAATGCAATCCCGAACCACCCAGGCCGGATAGCCCGTTGCCCCGGCAATCTGCTCCGCGTTCATGCCAGCTTTGAGTAAGTGGCGGACTGTTTGTTTTGCTTGTGCGTTGAACATCCGTGTTTTCCTTATGCGGGTTCCATTAGGTCGAGTAGGGACTTCTCTTCTGTCTTGTTTGACTGGCCCTCCGCCAGCGATGCAAGATTCTTGACGGCTTGCCGGTAGTAGCTCGGCTTTAGTTCGCAACCGATTCCGCGACGGCCCAAAGAAACCGCACCGTAAACCTCGGAGCCAACTCCCATAAATGGAGTGAGTACCGTTTCGCCTGGGTTGCTCCACATGGTGACGGCCCGATCAATCACATCTAGTTGCAATGGGTGTTGATGGCGTTCGTCGCCTTCGTCTTTGCTTTCCTCGTAAGGCAACACGCGATCCAGCCGAATGTCGTCCCAAAAGCACGAGGCGTAGTTCCGCCAGATCCAATGAGAGTAACGGTTCTCCGTGGTCTTGCCCGTGTGACCGCGCAGCCGATGCAGCTCGGCAGGAACTTTACGCTCACCGGCGTATTCTAGTAGCCCAACGGGATGAGTTACCGGAATTGGGTTAACGCCCTTTTTGCGGAACGGAATCAAGTAGTCGCCGGCCGCAACATTGGTAAGCGTCGAGTCCTCGCATAGTTGCCGGTGAGCCAATGCCTTGCTCATTGTCCGATTGCGGACGGCAAGCGGTTCTTTCCATATGCAGATTCGCGGCAAGTAATCAAACCCTAGTTTTTCATGCAATCGGATAATGTCGCCTGGAAAGTCTGTGTATCCACAGATATTCGCCCCTTGCTTAGGGACATCCATGCAATGCACAGCACTGATCCGGCCCGGCATCAATGCTCGTGAGATATGCTCGACGATAAATGCGTAGTGATCAAAGAACTCGTTGTATGTTCGAGCGTTCGATAGGTCGCGGACGCTTGACGAATAGTTGTAAAGGCATCCGCCATTCTCGGTCGCAAATGGCGGAGAATAAACCGCCATGCCAAGAGACTCTTTCGGCAAAGCCGCCAACACTTCGGCACTGTCGCCATTGTAAATCGCGTAGCGGTCGGTAATCACTTGATCTATCACAGCCATGATGGAATCCTTTCGCTCTCTGGGAAGTAATCGCGGGTAACTAAACTCATGCTGTCTCGCATGTGCTGGACGATCATATCGAACATGCGCGACGTTTGGTGCTGCTTGCGTTTCAGGCTTCGCAGAATCCCCTCTTCGCCCTCGCACAAGACAAGCGAAACATTGACCTCGTTCTTTTGTCCGAACCGATAGAACCGGCGTACCAATTGGTAGTACTGCTCAAACGAATGTGACGGAAAAACAATCGTGTCGGAGCAGTGCTGCCAGTTAAGCCCCCATGCCCCGATCTTTGGCTTGGTAATCAGCCGTTTGATTTGGCCGGTGCTAAATGCGTGAAATGCCTCTTCTTTGGCTTCATCTTTCATTGAGCCACTGACTTGCACAGATCCGTCCAACATACGCTCCATCATGTCGGCTTCTGGATTTAGTTCGCACCACACCACGCACGGCCTGTCGCCAACTGCGTTAGCCAGTTCTGTCGCCTTGTTGCATCGATCCTCAATCGTCAATCGACGTTCTTCACGTTCCTCTCGCATGTCCTTAGCTGATGTTGGAAACAACATCCCTGGACGGCACTTAGAAGACTGAACGACATACTCGACTTCATTGAGAGACGGCAATTCAAACCCGTCGTCACTGAATCCAAGGTCAGACGGTTTGCGTAGCGATCTAGCCCAGGAACAAACCCACGACCAAAACGGTTCCTCGGCGTGGCCGCGAAAGCGGTATTTCGTTCGCCCCCATCCGTGATGATTTTTCGACGTTTCCTGCTTAAAAAACGTCGTAATCATGTCGCGGAAACCAAGGTATCCAAGGGCCTCGGACGATGTGCCTAGCTCCCAGTAGTCGTTAGGTGCTGCCGTTGCCGTGCAAAGCAGGCGATACGGAATCGTTCTGGCGAACTCGACAACAGTTGCCTTTCGGTCGCTCTTGAAATCTTTGATGCCAGAGGATTCGTCACACACGACCGCACAGAATTTCTTAGGATCGTACTTGTGCAACTGCTCGTAGTTCGTGACTACAATATTCGGGTTCTTTGGCATCACGCCATCGCGTGTTCTGTCGGCCTTGATTCCAAACTTCTCGGCCTCGCTTACTGTTTGCAGTCCAACGGAAAGCGGAGTAACAATAATCGCGGGCTTGTTCGTGTGCCGGATGCAGTTCTCGGCAAACACCAATTGCATTGGCGTTTTACCCATGCCGCAATCGGCAGAGATCATCGAGCGACCAAGGCAAATAGCCCAGTCGGTCAAATGCTTTTGGAAATCAAACATCCAGTCCGGCAGGAACGTCGGTTTGAATCCTTGCCGGTCAGCGAACTTTGCTTTTCCGGCAATGAACTCTCGGTAGTCTTGTGCGACAACCATATTTGCCTTTCCATGCAAAAAAGAATCCGTCGTATTTCTCACCCGCTGCCGCATCATCACAAACAGCGAGCGGGCGAACCGCAGATGGAAACGATCCAAGTGCGGGGGTGTTCGTTACTTAGCCAGAGTTGGCTTATTTTTCTCGTCTAGCTTGTATGGCCTGTTCGGTTCAATGCCGTTTTCGCCGACTTCCAAAGTCACGATGCGATAACGATTCTTCGGTGTGTCGTAAAATTTCAGGATGAGCGTTGAGCGATACCCACCCGTGAGCGTTGAGCAAGTGGCGGATTTGCTGCTTGGCTTGTGCGTTGAACATTGCTTTTCCTTGCAAGAGATTCCGGGGGTGGTTAGGCGGTTGTCTGTTTCGGGCGGCTGTCGATCACCTTTGCGCTGTTGTTCAGCAGAGTCGCGGTGCTGTTGTCCCATAGAGTCGCGGTGCTGTTGTCCCCTAGAGTCGCGGTGCTGTTGTCCCCTAGAGTCGCGGTGCTGTTGCCCCATAGAGTCGCGGTGCTGTTGCCCCATAG